TGTATCTGTATAGGCATAGGTTTTAAAGTAATCTTCTAATATTGAAGTTGTGTCTATTGGAATAGTATCATGTACCTCTATTGTATCGTGTATGGTTTTGGTTTTCCATTTTACCTCTGTTCTATATTCAGGCACATAACTTGTTACTTCTTTTATAATAGTATCGTATTTAGTTTCTACTTTTACTACTGTTACGGGTTCCGTAGGGGTATTTTTGCCTTCTCCTCTACACTCTCTAAGTAAAAATATAACTATTATTAACCCTATTATAACTAGGGATTGGAAGTTTCTAAATAAATTTTTCAAACTTTTACTTGTCTAAGTTTTTTTAATTCTTTAGTTATATCTGCCATATTATCAATTAAATCCTGTTGTGCATTAGTTCTTTTATTTCTTGGGATTTTAGCTATTTTTAACATTTCAGATTTATTATCTTGAAGTTTATTTTTTAGTTTTTCAACTTGAGTTGCTACTGAAGCAAGTCCTTTAGCTTCTTTACTTTTAGTACCTTTTACAGCTTTTTTATCATCTTCATCTTCATCTTCTCTTATATCAGAAAATGTTACACTTTTATTCATCGCAGCTACTAGAATTTCTTCTATAGCTTGAGCTAAATCATCTCCATCAATATTGCCACTTTGATACTGATTGATATGCATCATTATTTCATCAGGATCAACAACAACTCCTTTTTTGCCTTCATTTAAGTCTCCTTCAGCAAGTTTTAATTGATCACCACTATATTCTACTGTTTCATCTCCTATTTCTGGGAAATCAACGTTTGCATTAAATTTAGTTCCATCTAATTTTTTAACTCTGTATGCCATCATATCAGACCCAAATAATTGTCTACTGTCAATTACTTCTAGTTTATCACCTCCTGTTGTTAAGGTTACTATATCTCCTACTTTGATTTCTTCTGATAATACAGATTTGATTTCTGCTTTGATTGCTTCTTTTAATTCAGATCTTTTCATTGTAAAGTATTTATTATACATATTGTGGAGAAAGTGTCTCCTGTATAACTTTAATACGTTCTTCCGTAGTACCTTTAATTTGAATTAAATTTTTAATTCTAGAATTATGTTTACCTATAAAATATTTTATAGTCTCATCTATTATTTTTCTATATTTTGCATCCGTTTCCCTAACACCATTATCTTCTATGTCTACTCCTTCAGGTGAAACATAAAATATATAATCATATTCATGTATTAAACATGCAGCTAACGTTACAAAATTATGTTTTTCAAAATAATTCATTGATTCAGAACATTGAGCAAATGCCATAACATCTAAAACAGTTCTATCTGTAATAATATTTTCTTGCATTAATTCTGCTGCTCGTTCAGATAAAAATACTGTTTGACCTTTTAATGTTGAATC